TCATAATTGAAGTGCTCGGACATGATTGGAGCAGCAATGCCGTAAAATTCATCCCATTTGTCTGGATATAGTGCTAGCTCATGTAAAAATGATTCATAACACGATATAACGACACTTTTAAAGTCCTTATTCTTTTGAGCAAAATACATCATTTGTCTAACAGTCTCAAACTCCAGTGGCGAAAGCATTAAATTCCTTTCATTAGACCATACAAAATGCCTTTTTAAGAAGGTGACATCGTATATAGTACGAAAGTTTTCAATGAGCTCACCTTTGCTTTCAGATGTATATATGAAGTTGAGATTTGCCATAGCACCCACTATACTCAATGGGTTAAACTTAGGCTTTGCTTCTTCGGAAACGCTTATAACATTATCATCGCCATAAACAATAGCCTTAACATGATTATTAAAAGATCTAAGGGAAGCAGATCGCATCCCATGGGTGTGTATCCAAGCAAAACGGATAACAAATTGATTAACTAAGCAATTAACAATTGTTGTTAATGGGTTTCCTGAAGGCATGCCGGAGTTCCAAAAGTAAATTTTGTTACCCCTGACATGAACAGAGTTGAATATATCAAGTAATAAAATTGACATACACATTGACTCTTTCTCAATATCACCATCACAACCTGAATCGTGTAGGCATCGCTGGAAGAAATGATTAACTCCGATAAAAAAAGAGCTGTTAATACTAGTATCGAAACCAGAAAAATCACCAGCTATTAAACAATCATCGCTATCATTCTTCAAGTACATCGCTAAATCAGTCCATTCTTTGTAAGGGTTTATACCAACCGCGAAACCATTATCAATACGATTCATCATCATCCAGGATATGAACGGTAAAAACTTCATCCTAACAGCTATAAAATAAGCCATCGGACAACCGCTCACAATCCTAGGTTTAAGAACCTTCTCTTTAGGTCTTGTTTCATCTTTAAGAAAATCACTATAGATATGTATCTTGCGTTCTCCACGTGAAGCTGCTTCGAGTATGTCATTAACCTCCTTCTCAACTTCAATAGCTTGTGGGGTATCAAGCTCAAAGTCAGCCATATCACCAAAGTAATATTTTTTCCCTTTTGAGGAGGGAGGTTTCTCTTTAGATTTAGGATATCCTGCACTAGTTTTCCTACTAATAGAATCTATGTACGGGACGCCTTCAATACCTTCAATCGCTTGTCGAAAAGTGAGATTAATATGTTTAAGCTGCGAGGATCTAGCTTTCATAGTTTCGTAGGTATGATTGGCGACTTCAATCAATACATCCTCTTGTATAAAGGGACTCGGTTTCGTATACGCGAGTATCCTATTTGAGAACGGATCATAAAGTTCACCATTAACTTCAACTGGCGACATCTTAGCTGGGGCGATGGTACAAGGACCAAACTTATCTTTAAACTCATAAATGGGTCTTAAGTGCGTTTGAGCGCCTGAACCAACGTTAAGCGAAGTGTAACCACCAAGTCTAAACTTACTATGAAAGTAGTTGATTGCGGTAGGCACAAAATATTTATCGGATTCCACTGGAGGTGAACACCTCTCAATGGGTGAAATTCGGGAAATATACTTTTCAAGCATTTCTCTAGAAAGGACAGTTGAGAAACCACGGGAACCCAAAAGACCTTTGGATCCTGCTATATGCATACCCAAAATTGGTGCGGGATAAAAGTTAAGATCACGAGCGAATATAAAAGAACCACAGTCTCCAAAATTGGATTCTATGTGGTATTCTAAATAGTGGTTTGTGTGAACCTTTGTGCCATTAACCAATTTGTACGTCATACTTCTTTGAATACTAACGCATTCAACGTGATGGATGTCCTTCTTAAATCCCTCCCTAGTTATAACAACATATGAGGGTATGTACTTGACATCGATATCCTTAATTGATACAAAATGCTTGACAATGTTAGGGAACGTTTTAAGGCGCCCAGGCAAAACAAACAAAGATACATCAGTGTCAGGTATATCAATACGTTCCATATCAAGAAACTCTTGTAAAGTGCTTTCTTTAACGAGGTCATCTTTAACAGTATAGAAATCAATGGATAAGCCAGGTGCGTCCAACGCTGTATCAATACATTGCTTGGCCAAGGTGAAGTAATGAGTGGGTATGACCGCAATAGAGCCACATATAACAGTAGCCCTAGACCACACCTCGTCACTACCACCTTTCTTGACAAGAAGAGTATTCTTATTTATGACCTTAGAAGCTATAACATGATAATCTTCCATGTCAGGGGGAGCTTCCGCAAGAATCGTGTCCTGTGTCTTATTTGCACCCACAGTATCTATCTGTGCATTGGCAGTAATCTCACCAGCATCAGTTTTGATGTAGGTTCGATTACCACTTCTAGGTGTAAAAACCGTGCCACCGGCCTTAATTGCCTTTAAAGGAGCACTCTCGGCCTCCTTCTCTGGAAACAAAAACCAGATCATGAGCTTAATAACAGCAAACAATGAGACAATTGCGCCACTAATTTTAATGAGAGGGTACTTACCAAAAAGCTCTTCAAGATACTTATGCACAGATTGAGCCCACTTGGGAGCCCAAAACTTGCTAGCATCGGTGAAAGCCTTGATGTGCGCCTTCTGATCTGCAATCGTCAACTGTAACTTGGCAAAATCAACGCCAAGTTTAGTGTTTTTTATTTGAGCATATATTTCAGAATAAAGAATGTGTGTCTTAGATGCAGCAGTAGAAATAACGTGTCCAATTGTATCGCTCCATCTCGTCTTAACGACGAGAAGGTATGATATAAAAGCGGCAACGTCTATTATACGAACTTCATCACCGGTTTTGTTCTTAATCGCTTCTTGAGTAGCTAGGACCTCTTCATCATTCACACTATCAATATCAACCATATCTAAATGAGATGGCCCTGGTGCATCATAATCAAAACTACAATCAGAATTAAATCTCATTTCATCTGAAACAGAACTAAAGATTTGATCGTTGGCTCTTAATATATGGTCATAAGCAGCCTTCTTCTGTTTAAATCTTTCGATACAATGGTCTTTAAATTCCATAAATGTCATAGTTCTAATAAGATCTCCAGAACTTGTGGGTGTCATATTTCTATAAAGATCTACGAGCACCGCATCGTGATCCCATTTATTGGCATCTAACATTAAAGTACCATTCTTTTTAACAGCAAAAATGTAATTACCATCTTTGTCAACACGATCATTGACTCGGAAATCAGCAACAACATCAAAACGCCTAGTAAGAGCGTCCTTAAAATGAATACTGTTAACATTTTGGAAATTAGATTGATTGGTTGTGCAAATGACTAAAGGTGACTCAAAAAATGTGTTAGCCTTGGCTTCTAGGTTTGCCATATGTAGGGGCGATTGAAAAGAATTACCTAGACGAACGAGAGAAACATACTCGTTGTCGGGATTTCCCGCTACATCTTTGGCTTGACCAAAGTCATCCATGAAGGTACAAAACTGACCTCCATATCCCTCCCAATATGCCGTCTCTGGCGCTCTAGAATAGATATAATCAGTTGTTTTGTCCCTAACAAGCTCAGGGTCCACACCTTTGAGTTGAGCTACAAGTAATTGAGCAAGCAAAGAACCAGCCAACGATTTACCTTGGCCGGGCTTACCTCTAAGCAAAACTACAAGCGGTTCGCATCTAGTAAATT